TGCGTTAGCTGACATTAGTGTACCCTGTGGTACAGGTAAAGTGCCTAGGGCATCATAGGTGTAACCGTTGTATGGTTCGTAGGCGGTTGGTGTCATGCCTTCTTCTATTTGTAATTCAGCTAATGTTAATTCAGATACATCTATAGCAGAATCATCAGTGTATGCATATGAGCCTTTTATCCAATATGTTGATTGTGGCGGATTGAAGTTGGTGTCAGACGATTGCAATATATCTCTACTTATAAATGTTTCGTCTTTTAAGTAATAGTGCATTGCTACCAATTTTAAATTTTTACCGCCAACTTGAACAAAAGATTTAAAGTTATGTGTATTTATATTTTCAATTATTATAAACTCTGAATCTCTAACCCTAGTAGAACTACCGCTAGGAGTGCCATCTGAATCTATTTGACCATTTTCTAATTTTGATAAATCCATTTTGTTCTTGCCCAACGCCTTACTAACACTACCCCCATACTTGTCATAGTCACTTTCAACTAGCAAGTTATCTTCTGTTGGTATTGGTGGTGAAAGGAACTGTTGTACTTGAATATTACCACTAGGTTTTTTTAGTACCCATACACCGTTGGTGTCTCTTTATGTGGTGTCTAGGGTGTAGGTTTCGCCATTGTGGTCTATTTCTAATTCTATTACATTGAAATTAGATATATTTGATGGTCCACCAAAATTTAAAGCAGTTAAGAATAAATAGTCTGTTATGCTTGTTATTGTTTCGCCTGTTAAATCTGCTATTTCATTACCATCATAATACAATTTTGCACCATCTGTAGAATATTCGTGTACTTGTAAATCTGCTATAACACTTGTTGTAACTTGTGCATCCCCGTACCCAAATACTATTCTACCTAGTGGGTTATCTCTTGCGATTAAAAATCTATTTGATACAGTTCTAGCGCCTATAGGTATTTCAAAGTTACCATTTGGAGTAGTGAAATTACCTCTTAACTTTTTTATTTTTGTAGTGCTATTAGGTATAATTCCAATATTGGAATAAGTAGCACCATCACCTATTATAGTTTGGCTTAACTGTGGTTCTCTGTCGCCCTTGTTTAACTTGTCATCTTCGGGAGTGTTGTATACTTTTAGTCCGCATTTGACAAGTTGTTTTAATAGGCTTCCACTTGTTCTGAAACCCAAAGGGTTAAAGGTAGGCATTGGAAAGCCTGTGTTTTTGAATCCCATGTTAACCCCCTTTTTATGCTAATGAAAACCAGTTATCAGGATTGTAAACTGTTGTGCCTGTTGTTGCTTTTGGATTATAATTTCTTTGGTGGTATATATACCATTCGTTTGTATTTACGTTTAATGCTATTGCCTTATGTTCTAATGCTTTTGGTAATCCTTCATCAGTAGTGAACGTATCAAAACTACCATCTTTTCTTAACACTGTTGATTGATTCATTTGTTATCCTCCTATTCATTGAAAAAAGCTAGGCAAAAGGATTGCCCCCTACCTAGCTTTAAATAATTATTGATTATCAAGTATTAACTGGATCCTGTCATCTTCAACCATGTTGTGATAACCTTTTAAACCCATACTCTTGCATATTTCTTTTTGTGCTGCGCCATTCATTTGTTTTAGATCCATGAAAGAATATTTTTCTGATTCTGTTTCATCTTCATCACCTGTTTCAACTTCAACAGTTTCTTCTTCATTGACGTTTTCCACAACCTCAACAACTTCTTCTGTCTCATCTTCAACAACAACTTCTTCAGGTTCTTCATATTCACCAATAAATGAATGTCTTGCAATCAAATTATGTTTCTTGATTGTTTTATAAGGCTTTTTAATATCTACACTTTCACCAACTCTAGTGCATCTACCGTTTAAAAAGATGTAATGAGTGGCTTTTTTAACCACTCCATCTTCTACCTTATCAGAAATGTAGGCCTTTAAACCTTTTTCAATTAACATTAACCGTTAGTCTTAACAGCCATAATTCCAACATTTTTCTTGTCGTAAATTAAAGCCCAGTTTGTACCAGTTGATAATTGCGCATCAGTTGGTGATGTTGCAATATCAGCAGTAAATGAGAATCCATAAGGATGGAAAGCAACAGCAGTTCTTGAAACTAATGTATCTTGGCCACCATTTACCAATGCTTCTCTTTCTACTTCGATAGGTGTCTTAACTTTACCAGTAGCAGCACCAATTGCACCTCTTGTAAAGAAGTATGAAGTATAAACAAATCCTGAAGTACCACCAGCAACCTTTTCAAAGTTATCAGAATAGAAAACAAATTTATCTAAGAACTTAGGAACCATAGTAGTTTGATCTGATAAAGGAACAAATGTAATTAAGTTTTGTGCAACTAATGAAGCGTATACCTCAGTATGAACAGCAACAGCAACAATTTTATCTGCAGCATCGCCCATAGTACCGAATAAGCTTGAGATCATTGTTTGTGCATTTAACTTGTTTGCATCTGTAGCATTATCACCATCAGCAATAGAAATATCATCTAATAATACTGAAGCGCTAGCAGCTGCAAAAGCACCCTTTAATTCAAAGAATAATGTTTGTTCATCTTCTTCATTCCAGTAATCAGCTAAATAATCACCGATAGCCATTTGCGGATCTTCTTGTGCTAACTCAGCTTCTAAATCAAGAGAAGTCCAAGCATTGTCACGTCTAACAACAATACCTGATTGTTGCTTAGAAGTAATTGAACCAGGTGTAATATCTGTACTACCATCATGATTTTGTGATCTTCCTGATAATGGTGCAAATGAAGGCGCTGTAAATTTGTTACCTTGTGTAGACATTTGATCCTGGATAATAGGGTCTTGTCTAATAATTCCCGATTCCAATAATGCTGCTTTATATGTTGACTTTTCTGACATGTAATCCAATACGATTTCTTCGTCAAATAAAATACCACCAAATTGTTTCATTAATTGTTACCTCCTATTTAATTTATATGCCCCTCTAGCTTTTTCATATGCTGAAGGATCTTCTTGTTTGAATACAATTTTTTCTGAAGGTGTCATATCTTTAAACAGTTTGTTCTTAAACTTCATAGTAATGTCAGGTGATTTTGTTGTTTCTACACCAAACTGATCTTTATACTTTTCTTTAAGTTGTTCTGTTTTAGCTACATGGCCCATCAGCGAATCACCATCAAAAGAAAGTGTTTCTAAATCATAAAACTGTAATAATAACTCAGGATTCAAAACGTTCATTGTTTTCAAGTGAGACTTTAAAGCATCTTTCTTTTTAGAATTAACTTTTTCTTTCTCAATACCAACAATAAAAGCTTCGTGTTCCCCTTTCATTGTAGCAAGTTTACCCTTAAGTTCTTCAATAGTTGCTTCACTATCTCCAAACCCTTCAAGTTTTGACATTGCTTCTTCAAGCTTTTCTTTGTACTCTTTTTTGTCTTTGTTCACTTGGTCAAATCTAGTTTTAGGAATCATGTTATCTTGTTCCGACTTCAAGACAACTTTATCCTTTAACTTTGCTTCAATTTCCTCAGTGTACAAATCTCCTAGTAATTCTTTTAAGTTCATGTTTATCCCCTTTCAATATTCGTTTTTTTACTGTGCAACGCCACATCTATTGTTTTATAACTTAATTTTATAGTATTAGGTTAGCTATGTCAAATAAACACGCTACAGGCTAAATTTAAAGCTTATTAACCCATGTTTTATAGCTTGGTATCTTTGTTTTTTTAAGTTTACCTTTATATTCAACAAAATACTCCCTAGCTTGACACTTACAATTAATGTCGTCACCTGGGTTTCCTGTTAACCTTGGGTATTCACAAGTATAACCACTTGGTAATTTAAACAATTCGCCATCCTTAACAGTGACACCATCCATTCTTATATGGTCTTCACGTTCGCCTGGTGAGTAAAAATGTTTCCATGTCTTGTTAAATACCATGCCTTGTTTTATTGCTGCTACAGATGATTCTTGCCTTGCTACTGAACCCATACGCCCTATTTCTGTTCTCGATATTGTTAAAGCCCTTGACTCAGTAACATCAATTCTTTTTTTAATTTGCTTTGCGATAACTTTTTCATCAAGATTGTTTCTTACACCACTAACAATTATGCTTGCAACTTTCTTATCTAAGTTTTTAGAATGAAAATTTAAACGATCAACATAGGTTTTACCCCTTATTTTGTCAAACATTGTTACCTTCAACTTGTTTTTAGAAGGCTTATTGTATTTTAAAAACCTTTCAGATATCTTTGAATAAGAATAACCATTACCTAAATAACCATTGTTGTATGATGCAAAACCATATTTTTGTATTATGTCAGCAGATTTATCAGCTACTTTTCCAGTTGATAATTTTACAGCTTTTTTCAGAGCGTTTAATTTACGTCTTTTCACTTTAACACTGTCTTTTTCATTGTAATTCAATAAATAATTAATTACTAAAGTGTTTATTGCTGCATCAAGTTCATTAAACTCTTCATCAACTTCTTCTGCTGAATCTTTTATATACTCTTGTTCTTGGTCTATAAAAACTTTTTGTTCGCTTTGAAGGCTCATAATTTACCCCTAATCTATTTCAACTTCTTCAGCTTTCACAAGTTCCGCTTCTTTTACTGGATCTGTTACTCTTGGGTCATACTTCCATCTTGTTTGGTCTGATACAGAACCATCAGAACTAGCACTTGCATTGATATACTCAACTTCATTTACAATGATTGATTTATTGAATGTTATATCAACTTCTTCCATTTGTGTATCTTGGTTAAATTTATTTTGCTTTAGCTTAACATAATAAATCATTTGGTCATAAACACTTTCAACGTCAGGCGCTATGTTATTAGCCTTCATATTTAACATTTCAAACATTGCTTGAATCAATACATTTGTTATTGTTCCGCCTTTTAAGTTAGATAAGTCTAACCCCTGGCCATCTTCATAGATAGCTTCTTTCATTAGTTTAATCATTGTTTTTCTTGATTCCATTGGTATCTCATTAGATATTGCAGAAACATCACCCTTTTCACCTACTGCAGCGCCCCTTTTAGTTTTTAAATTAAATAATGCTTCTTCAGGATCACCAATATAATCTCTTAAGATATAAATAACATCTGCTAAATCTAAGAAGTTATTACAACCATCAGAATACAGAAAATCTAAGGCATCAATTTTTTCTTTGCCAATCATTTCTAGTGCTGTTTGGTTTTCATCGTTAAATCTTAATGATATAAATGGAACTCTGCCCCACTTGTTACTTGTTTTAATTTCTGTTTTTCCATTTGGAAAGCTAACACTTGTATAAACATGTGGCTGTGGATTGGCTTTTATTTCGTCATCACATTCCCAAAATTCAATTTCATCACCATCACCCTTGTAGTAGGTAACAGTTTCACTGTCCCAATATTCATATCTTGTAAATGTTTCAACTTCACCTTTAACAAGTACATCAACATCATAATAAAGAATAATAGATACAAGTTCTTCTTCAGCACCGTAAGAATAAACAGGGATTATGTTATCGGATCTTTTTCTAATAGCAAAATCAACTTTACCAGCTTTGTTTATATATGGCTGAATCCATGCAATCTTTTGTATTTGACATTGTTTTAAAGCAGTCTTTACAACTCCCCACGCTTTTTTTAATGGAAACTCTTCCAATACTTTCGGTTCAACATCTTTTACAGTTGGTTCTTTACCAAGTAAGTACGATGTTAATTGATCAACGATTGTTCTGTAATCATTCTTTGATATTCTAGTGTTAGACTTAAAAACATCTTCCATTAGTTTTCCATCGTGAACAAATTGCATTTTTCTGCTTTTAATAGCGGTGTGATTGTTTGAATAATACTTTATTGAATCTTCCACACCGCAAGCATCAGAAAATGTCTGCATATGTAACTTTATTGATTCAATTTCTTTTTGTATTTGTTGCTTAGTCTTTCCCACTTGTTACCCTCCTTTTAGTTAACTAAATACCCATGAAGCTTTACGCCATTGAACACATAAATATCTAAGATTATCAATGTAATGGTTATTTTCATCTTTAGGCATAGGTTTATATAAGCCTGTTTTTTTATCTTTTTCATATTCGTATGATTCAAACTCACCAGCAAATCCAGGTGTTAATTTTCTATTTACATATATCGTTCTATCTTGCAGCCATTCTATACCAGCTAATATTGAACCTGGACCCTTCTGACAAGGTTTTATGTTATAGAAGCCATAGTCATTTTTCATATCTTCTATCGTTGTCTTAGCAGAGGAATCGGCCCATATAAGTAGATACTTGTAATTACTATAGGATTCTTGAATCATTGCAGCAAATTGACTTGTTCTTAATTCAACACCGCCAATTTCCCCAGTTATCCAAACGTCACCATTTTTATCAAGTATAGCTTCACCAAATGTTGAAGGATCATTATACCCAAAATCTATTCCATGTGCTGGTTCTGTTTTTCTTAATGCATATGCTTGTTCCCTTGTAAAATCTATGTACTTCACATTATTAAACACTAACTTACCAAGTACACCAAAGTTACCATTGCAATATACACCATATTTTCTAGGGTTTAATTTCTTTTCTCTTTTTCTTACTTCAGGGTCTTTATATTTACCGTTATACCATTTGTTATCACGCCAAGTTGTTTTTAATATAAATAAATCATTACCGAATAATTCGTTTTTATAGTATTGATAAATCTCATTTGAAGCATCTTTACCAGGTCCAAAGAAATGACTTCTAACCCAGTGTGTTTCATAAATAGGGTTAAACATACCTATTATTTTTATTCCATCCCAAGGATGGCCTTTAGGTATTGGAGACCTTAGTCTATCTTCTATGTCTGCTAAGTCATCTTTTGTAAAGTCTGTTAATTCCTCTAATACTGCAACATTTACCCCTTCAATACCTTTTAACTTCTCAGGGTCATCATAACCTGACAACCTAATCCTAGAACCTGAAGCAAAAGTATAAGACATATGGACTTTATCTTGTTGATAGTCAATTCCTTTTTCTAGTTTATACCTTCTAGTGATTATTTTTTCTAAAGGATCTATAACTGTATTCGGTAATGTTGAAGCGACCTTTCTCATTATCAATATATCAAACGTCCCATATTTAATGCACCTGTACACTAATGAATCCAATACACTAAAACTCTTGCCCGAACCACTACCACCCATATAGATAGAATATTTAGGCGGTATGTACTTTGATTTATAAAGATGTAAAAACTTTTCATTGACTTGATCTTTATTCAAGACAATTGTTTTACTCATCTATATCACCAACAACGATTGTAGATTTATCTGTATATTCAACTTCTTGCTTTTCATTCATTCCATAATTAGCAGAAAGGTCGAACATCATACCTCTAGGATTCTTCATCAATGGCAACATTTTAAGCTTAGCACTTAGTATAATATTTCTTGCTTCTTTAATCGTTCCTAAAAAATCTTCATTATTCTTTTCGTAATTCTTCAAAGTATCAGGCTCTATTCCTAAAAAAACACACATTGAAATAATACCAGGTTGTTCAATGAAAGTAACTTCTATTATTTGTTCACCAGCATTATTTAACTTCGGTACTTCTTTATATTGAATTTTACCTTTTTCATTTTTCCCATCTTCTACCATTTCAGTTATAAGTACATCTTTTGTAATACTATCAAAATAGTATTGTATGTTTTTTCTTAGTTCCTCAGCTGTTTCATATTTCCTTGGCCTTCCTCTTAATCTTATACCCATCACAATCAACTCCTTTCAAATACATTATAACATATTATTTTTTAATGTAAAAAAGGGCTAAACAGCCCTTAATTTTAATATCCTCTCGCTTGACTTCTTCTGTATAAGAATTTTTGGTTTTCCTTTAATTTATCCAAATAAACATTTAATTTATCAACCGCAGCAAAATCCTTTTTTCTTTTATTGACATTTAACTCTTTGGTAATGTTTTTAATGATCTTTTCAATTCTGTCATGTTGGAACCTACTCCATTGAAATTTTAACCCTTTGTTACCAACTGCTTTTCTCATTTGATTTCTTACTAATTTTCTTTGACTTCTCATCTTTCGACCTCGATTCTCATTCCTTGATAGTATTTAATTTCACCTTTGTATTTCATAAGTTCTTGATACTCTTGATTAGTTAATGATAACAGGTTAGGTTTTATTCCATATCTTGAAACTGCTCTTTTAACATTTAAGTCAATTTTATCAACAATAGTTTTTCTAACCCTAATACTCATTTGATCACCTCCTGTGTATTGTAAACTTATCATCAGCTGTTCTTCTTACAGAAAACTTTTTATCTATCTTGTATTTTGTTTTATGCCTATTATTCATAAAGAACACATAAATCTTTTTTGCATTTTCTTCTCCTAGATGTTCTTTCAATTCGTTGTATGTGTATTTTTTAGGTATAATCATTTTATTCCCTTTCAATTGCTGATTTAAAATTGCTAGACTCGTTTTCTTTTTTTATCGTTATATCGTCCGTATATAATATTTGCGTTATTTCCACTACTGTTTTTTCTCCAGCAACAAAACACATTTCGATATTCGTGACATTTTCAAGTTCAATGCCATTAACTTCAATGCTTTTTGCACGATTTGTTTTATCATTTTTTAAAATAATTACTTTTTCATTCATAGTCTACTCCTTAGTGTGTATGTTACCTACCCTTCAAATACATAGTCGTTATTTATTTTATTACCACAATCACAAACTATATCAATAGTCCACTCGTTGTTTTTTAATCTAACATCACCTATACAAGTCAATACTTCTTTGTCCCATGATTTGTCATATAGGTATTTTAATTCCGATTCTTTGCCACACTTCATACATTTTATTTTAAACACAATTACACCCCTCTGGACTTAAGTAATAAATCTATACTGACAGAATATTTTTCTGGTGAAGCATCATTTATGTCAACTTCTGCAAGGTCAACAATATCTTTAAATATTAATCCGTTTGTTAAGTCGTTGAATATTTTATCATTACTATAATCTTCGCATATCATTATTCTATGTTTATACTTGAACACTTTTTCTATTTGCAAACTTTCTTTCCACATCTTAAGTAATTCTATTTCTAATAATTCGTAGTTTTTCATTTGTCTTACCTCCCTTATACAAGGATAGAGGGGCTATATCACTACAGGCCATTGTCCTAGATTAATATTCGTCATTCATTCCTTTTACTTCTGATAATTTCCAACCATCTAATAAAAAATCTTTTACCGCTTCATTTAAATAAACACTAACTATTTCATTTTCTTTTTCAACATTTACATAATGACCATAAGTTGAATCAAATTGAGCATATTTACTTGTCATATAATTTTTCATTCCTTTTACCTCTCCTTCTATTATTCAAAATAATCCCCATCACTATAAATCATTAAATCGCTGATCTTCTCTACTTTATCTTCAGGCATATCAATAAATTCAACGTTCTTAACATTAGTATAATATTTAAACCCATGTTTATCAATAAATTCAAGCTGCTTTGTTTTTGGGTTAAACCTGCTTAGCTGCATTTCTAATGATTCAAAGTTATGTGACATTTTAGCCATAACAGGTTTACCATTTAACCAGGTGATCATAGGTTGCCTATTCTTTTGGCATTGTAAAAATAGCCACTGGCTCAAACTGTTTTGCAATTTCTTCTACTAATTCTTTGTAATTTTCTGTAGTCATTTCAAATTGAGAAATGTTTTTTATCATATCCGCTGAATACAAAGACCTTATATGTTCCTCTATCATACCCATAACTTCTTTTGCTCGTTCTTCTGATGGGTAAGCGCCCATTACATTCCACAAAGAATCAACACCCCAACCTCTTAATTCGTATCTATCATTTTTAGCTATTTTAATTCTAATAATTTTTTCAATAAGTTTACCGTCTTGACTCTTAATTATTATCATGTTTACCCCTTTTATAACTTATACCTTACAACCCAATTTTCATCACAATTTTTTACATATCCTGAACAACCTTTTCTTTCAACATATCTCAAATAACTATATGCTTTATTTTTATCCTTAAAAGCAACCATTTTCCAAGGTTTAAAGAATTGTATAATTTTTTTAATCATTATTTACCTTCTTTCTCTAGTTGTTGTTTCTTCATGCTGTTAGTTAAGTAACTTTTCAAATTTAACAAATCCGTAACAATTATTTATATTTTCTAAATGCGTATCATAAGGACCGTTCAAATATCCACTCCACACACTTTCTAAACTATCAACACATCCGAATTTTGTTAGTAAATACTTATTACCAACTTTAAAACCTTCGCAGTCAGAGCGTACGCATACTATATATTCATTGTCCATGTTCTTCTCTCCATTTCTACATGTTGTTTTTAGCTGCTTTCGCTGCTAGTTTATTCATTATGTAATCGTTGTCTTTGCTTCTGTTGTCTACTTGGTTAAATACATTCTTTTTAACTACAGTTATAGGAGGCTTATAATCTGATTTCAAATAATCTTTGAACTCACCTTTAAAAAATCTTCTTCCATGCATTTGGTATTGTTTATCAGGATATTCTTTTACCAGGTTGTTGATACAAGTTTGTATTTGGTCCTTGGTGTATTTAAATAATTCTTTTTTATCATTAAGGGTTATCTTATCCTTTCCTTTTTTATTAGGGTATAACTTCCAACAAGATTCAAAGTGATTATCAATTAAAAGATTTTGTTTTTTAGTATCAAATGCTTTATTTAGTTTTAAAGCTTGCTCATAATCTTTTAAATACTTTACTTTACTGTACTGTACTTTACTTTGTGTACTTTCACCATCTGAAACTTCATTTGTTGGTGGGTTTCCGTCGTCAGAAACTATGTTGTTGATGTGTTTCTTATCATTTACACTAATCAAAAGATACTTTTCAATCATATCCACCTTAGTTCTTTTGTATGTTGACGTAGAATAGTGGTCTTGTATTCTTCTTGATGTAAGTATACAATGTTCTTCATATTTGTTTTTATTGAATATTCCCCATTCAACACACTCGGAGATTATTTTAAGTACAAGTTCTTGATCAAGGCCAACCTTCCTACTAAAAAGTTTCTGTTCTCTAGATGTCCATTCAGTATAATAACCGTTGTTACCATAAATTGATTGAAACATAGAAATGAGAACTCCATAACCTTCAATACCAAAATCAGCAATTATCAAATTGACTTCATCACTCATTTGACAATCTAAAGGGAAATATTCAAGCCCTTTCTTAGTAGGTCTTGCCATTACTCACCTCTCATTTTTTTAATGTCAGATTCTTTTACTTTTTTAAAATCTCCAACTTTTACAAATTTAAATTTTTCGTCTTTTTCCCATCTGTAAATAGTTTGTCTACTCACACCCAACAACATAGCTGCTTGACTTATATTATATAATTTATCCACTAAATCACCTCCTACGATTATATTACAACATAGTGTAACATTTGTCAACTTATTCCTAAATAAAAAGCAGCAATTAAGCTGCTAATCTACACATACTTAGCTAAAAAAGACTTTACTGTCTCATGAACCTTGTTCCCATCTTCATCAACTAAAGATATTCTACCAGGAAAACTTAATGTAGGGTGCTTGATGTAATATAATTTGTATTCTTTTCCTGTTTCTAGTCTTATGTATGTCTTACCTTTTTTCATGATAGAACCTCCAATCTATTTTTTAATCCATCAACCTTTTCAACCCTTATTTCAGAACATCTTTTTTCAACGTCAAATATTAATTTTAATTGATCAATCATGATTTCAACATCTGTAATTTCTTCAGCTATGTTATCAAGGTTTTCTTTACCTCTAAAATTCTTTGATAAAGCTTGAATTAATTCGCCCATTTCTTCAATAGACATAAACACTTGTGACGTTTTTCCCCATGTTCTAAGTGCATCTTGAAATATAACCTTTTCTTTATTTAGCATTTTTAATCCTTTCTAATTCCTCTGAGTCTTTTATAAGATCCTGTAATACTTTCAACGATACATTAACAGTTAAATCAGCGTGTTTGTAATCGACCTTTCTTCTGTGTCTCTCACAATACTTTGAATTTCCATGTTGATTGTAGATATATTTACCACAAGTTTTGCACTTTAGCATCACTTCACCATCTTTCTAATATGTTCTAATTCGGTCCAAAGCTCAGATATTAATACTTCACACTTCTCATGACTTGTATCATCAAAATTAATTTTAGCTTGCAAAATGTCATTTGATAAAAATTTAATTCTTGAATCCAGTTCTTTTATTTCTGATAAGCGTTTAACTTTATCTGATTCATAATATGTTCTAAAATTGTTTTGTTTTCTGTTCACTAGCTGCAATTCTGTCGATAAGTTTCTAATGTCTATTTTTAATCGCTCGTTATCTGCTTGTAACAATGCTATATCTTGACTATTTGGTGTTACATGGCTTAATAGTATGCATATGTATATAAAACCGCATACAAGCCCAAATATAGCTATTAAACCGATTATATTCTTCATGATTACCTCCTTATAAACAATATTTTAATATTATACACATCATCAATACTGCTACAACTGTTATATCTAAAAATTCTCTTACACCTCTGCTTAGTTTATTGTGCCATTTCTTCATTTAGTCCTCCTTAGTTAAAATTACTTTTTTAAAAGCTTCATACAACACATCTATCAACACATCGCCACAAAACGAGCCTAAAGTTTTTAAGTTTACACAATAAGTACATTCTTTATTTTTTTGTATATCTAAAAACTCATTTTCATCTTCTAAAAACTCTATCAATATTGTATGATTTATTTCTCTGCAAACTTCTCTATCTGTGACTCCGTATTCTAATTGAAAACCGTTAAAAATATTGTATGAATATAAAAAATTTTCCCAATCAAAATCTATTTCATTCACCTGGTCTTTGTTTATATTTCTTTTATAATTAGATACTTTAAAACATTTTTTATCAACACCAATAATTCCTTGTGTTTCGGTTAATATATAATAGTATTCATCGCACTCATCTTCAACCTCGTAAATGTGATTTACGTTTTCATATAGACCTGTAAATAATTCAACGTTTTTTTCTATTAATTCTTTTTTGCTTTTATTCCAAACTACACATTTAATCATTTCTTCCTCCTAGTCAATTTATCAAATTTATCTAAGTTTTCCTTAATTACCTTTTTACGCTTTGGATCAGCTTTGCCTTCAAATATATCTGTAACCTTGTCATACTTATAAGTTTGCATGTTCATTGTTACACCTTCTTTTTAATTTCTAGTACAACTTCACCTTTTAATGTTAAATAAATTTTTTCGCCATTCTTTAAACTTTCAGTTACTTTAAAAATATCTTTCCTAAAATTCGTTAAACTCATTGACTTCATGTCAACCTCCTTAATAATTGTTGTGTACTTCCTTATGTACATAATACTACACATATATATGTACGTCAAGCATTATTTTTAAACAAATAAAAGAAGCCCTTCATGTTGTTTAAGGACTCCTTTTATATTTATAGGTTGTTCGATTATTTAACCGTTGTATTTCTAACACCTTTGATGATCATATCAATGGTACCATCGCCATTTTTTACTTCTGTATATCTTTGACTATCTTTGAAAAAGTCATATTCAGCTGTAACTTGAATACCAGTATCAGTTTTTATAGTTTTCTTTTTCATTTTCTTTTCGATATAACTTTTATCTAACTGAATATTTTTATCAGGATTTAAACCTGTCGCTTTCATATCTTCTAAGAAAAACATTCTAGCTTCTTTTTCTTCTTCTGTTCCAAAAATAACAGTAGAAACATCATTTAAAGATATATCACTTTCGGTTAAAAGCGCTTCTTCTATTACTGATCTAACTTGATTAGCTTGAATAATATTATCTGACATATGTTTTTGTGTCCATCTTTCAATAGATGGCTTTAGTAATCTTGTTGAACTTGTATCATCAGAAATTTTAACAGCTTGTAAATATTTATCTACAAAGTAATCAATGTCAGACTCATCAAGTTTTTGCTTTTTATCCAATACTAACATTTCAATTTGTTCTTCAGCTGCTTTAGTAAAGAACACACATTTTTTTAATTCTTGGCCAGTGCCAGGTAATCCAATTTCTTGAGTGATTAAATGTATTACAGGATCTTCATTTAAAAAAGTGATATTATGTGTGAATGAAGTTTGATAATCAAGTTTTAATATGCCATAACAACGCTGCTCGTCTGCTATAAACTGAACATAAAGCATATCACCTGAAGGTATCTCTGTATGTTTAATTGTTTTAAACATAATATTAGTTAATTCAAATGTACTATTGAAGAAACAATCAGGATTATTAATTACATTTATAACTTCTTTAGCAACTGGCACATTATCACTTAAAAACCTACAACTTGTTGTTTCGTCATTGTTCAATGTTTTAATTACATGCCTTCTTACAAATGCTTCAACATCTTCATCAATTGTTAAAGGTCTATGTGTGAATATTGGTTCATCAGCTGAATTGTCCAATACATGCAATACGACTTTTTCTATAAGTAAATCTTTTATATATCTCATCTGTTAATCCTCCTTTAAAAAATCAAATGTATCTAACTTAAAACCTATCTCTTCAACATCTTTCCACATTATAGATAGCTTAGAACGCTTTAAATCGGCCCACCAATACAAGAAGTCTCTTTTCTTAACAATGTATATCGGATTAGGCCTAAATTCAAATACAAAATAATCAGCTGCCACTATTTGGTGGAATTTAATATTAACATTTTTACCACTGTGGCACACTTCAAAAGTAAGGTTAGTTTTCTCAGTAGTGCTTTTACATTCAAGCTTATGGCCAGTATTTACGAGTATATCAGCTTTAATGTCTTTAACCCTACGTTTACCATCTGATAAAGTTTTATCCTTTACAGGCTCAAACCCTTCAGCAGAAAGTTGTTTAATCATTCTGTCCTCAAGGTCTTTGCCAGTGTAATATCCATTCCATTGATTTTTATTCTTCATAATTATCACAATCAACCCAAGGATCAGGATTATTATTTTTATACTCTTCTGAAACTTTTCCGCCATTCCAATGACCTTCTGAACAAACTAAATCCATAAAATATTCTTCATTTATAAATAATTGATGTTTGCAAGTATCACATTTCCATTTTGCCATTACACCACCCCTTTTCTTTAATCACTTCAAGATTATAACTACTGTTAACAAATCTTTTTATAAAATCTGTATCATTGCAGTAAGTGTAAATATTTGACCATTCATTTTGAGAAAAATCAACTTCAAGCATTTTATTAACATTATGCCTAAACATTTTTCTTTGAATTTCAGAAAGTCCACCTTTGCAGCAATCCCTTGATAAGCTTTGGATTGCTCTAACTTTAAAATCTAATTCATTGTTTAAATCATCAAGTCGCATATAAATATTATGTTTGGGATGTAAAATCAACTCGTTTCTCATTGTAATAAAACACCCTGTAAATAAACCCCAACACTTAAGTAACATTTCTTTTATTGGTTCATTGTTGTAATTTGCCACTACACACCTACCTTTCTTATAATCCCAATTCCATTTCAAATTCTTCTAAAGATATAGGTTTCAATATCTTAGCTGTGCTTCTGCAGTAAGCGCACGACTCACATCTTTTTGGTTTTATTTGTCCTGTCTTAACAAGATACATGTGAGGTAACTTTAATTCAATGTTTTCAAGTCTTTCATGGATAAAACTGTTTTCATCATTGCCATTAGTCATAAATATTACTTTTAAGTCAGGTGTATCTTCTTTAGATACAGGGATAAAATAAAAGTCTAACCATCTACCAGTATTTTGTCTTATTATCTCAGAATAAATTGCAACTTGATCTTTATAATTAAACATATCAATAAAAGAAACTTTTTTCCCATTCTTCCAAGAAACTTTATTTATTTTCTGAGTGGTTTTATAATCTGCAATGTAACCACGTTCTAAGCTTAACAGGTCACACATTATTTTAATCTTAACACCAGCAATTTCACCAACCATTATAACTTCGTGATCACAATTCTGCATATCTTTAACAATTTCAGACTTCTTAAGTCTTTCAATCATTTTATCAGCTTTTTCAAAATCAGAATAAAGAGATCCATTTTTCTTGAATATAAAACTATAGTTATCGTCACAAAACTTTTGAAAAGCTTCTTTTGAATCCATCGCACTGTGTACATAATTTCCTACAAGAAAAGCTTTTTTCTCAGGCTTCTCCCATTCACCGTTTTTAATAGCTATTTCACGTGCTTCACATCCACCTTCAATGGTTCCATTAAAAATATCAAATGATTCATTGGTCATGTCATAAGCTTTTATTGAAGAAGAACCAAAGAACTTGGCTTCGGCCTCCTTACTAAAATAGTTATCGTTTGTTAAGTTATGCTCTATTAGTTTAAATTCGTTCATCTTATCTTTCTCCAATCTTATTTTAAGTTTTCAGGAATATCTTCATCATCAAAAGGTTTAAAACCATCTACTGGTGATTCTTGTGGTGCTGGTGGCGTTTCAACAACTTCTTTTTTAACTTCATCTTTTTTAAATGTATTTGGTACAGAACTTTCGTTTTTGATTTTAAACCAATCTTCACGACTAGACATTCCATCTTGAATGCTTTTACCAATACTTATAAGTTTGTTATACTCATTAGCTGTAAAAGCTTCAACTTTAAAACCAAAATATTCTTCTATATGCTCTTTACTAACACTAAACTTGTCTTTAAACATTTTTAACATGTCTCTTATTAAATCTTTCAAAGGTGCAACAAGGTTGTTTTTAACGGTCATTTTACACTGTTCTACAGCTTTATCAATAACATCACCTGGAATAATACCTAATATACATGCTCTTAATCTTCTAGCACCTTGATTAGCAACCATTTCATAGATATCCCTTGGATCTTCTAGTTTTTTAGAACCGTTTCTAGTAAATCTTTTGTGAGGTACAGAAAATATTTTTGTTTGTCGAGTGTTTGTTTCAAGATCCCATGCATAAGCCATAACTTGCGACTCTCCGTTTTTTTGTTCTAACTCAACAATACCATAATCTATATTGCCCCAATTTTGCGCCAATACTTCAGCCATTCTTATAGAAGGTCCTTCTACTTTTGTACCACCTCTAGGATAAGAATACAAAGCATCAATAGCAAGTGTTTGTCTTTGACAAGCTATAAGTATTCTGTTGTAAGCTTCACTTTCATCCCTTGGGAATTTTTTAGCTACTATCATTGCAGCTTGTACTTCTTGGGCTTGTCTGTTCATCATCATTTCAGTACCACTTTTAGCGCCTTGAAGCTGATTGTTGTTCTTGTTGAAAATATCCATTGAATTACTCATAATTACACCTCTTCACTTTCTACATGTTTTTTAATAGTTATAATATCCTTTTCAGCGTTAATTTCAACTTTGTCACCAAGCTTTAACCCAGCAACTTTTAAAAAAGCTGGATTAAGTGAAACGCCTACACTTGAATTGCTTAATTTTTTAATCTTCAATTCTTTCACCTCCTAATAATAATATATATTAAAATATAGATAATGTCAATAAAAATATAGATATTTATAATAAAAAAGGACCTTTAGGCCCTTTAATTTATATATGATTACTAATGTCAACGCCTTCACCTTCACTTGGCATAGTTATAAAAGCTTGAATGTCATTATCCTCACAGAATTTAACAACTTTCTTTTGATTCATAGGATCCAAAGCTTCAAATCTATCAAGACACATAATCCTTAATTCACCCATCTTGTAATGTGCAATTCTTAAAGCTGTATCTAGTTTTTCACCATCTGAAAGACCATCTAACAATGTACCATTAATTCTAATCAATCCATCTGAATCAATCGTTATACCTTCAACTGGTAATTTGTATTGTTTCAATAATGTTGCTGGTAATGATCTAGCTGTTTCAATAATGTTTGTAAGTTCTGAAGAATATCTTGATTTTTCAGCGATTTTAACATTTCTGATTTCTTTTATGCGGTCCCACTCTCTTAGATGCGATCTCATAAATTCAGCTTCTTCAACAGCTGCTTTTAATGGTTCAACGTCAACTGGTTCATTTTCTTTTAAATAAACATCCCATTTACACATTAATTCTTCTTGGTTCTTGATTGCTGCTTCTTTCGATTCCTTCATAGATTTTAATTCAAGTTCTTTCTTTTCTAAAAGACCATCTTTTTCGACATTTTTATTTGATATTTTTTGTTCTTGCATTGAAATGATATCTTTTTGTTCATCAATAGAATTGATTATTTCATTTTTGAAAGCTTCTTTTTTATCTGAGTATTCTTGTTTCAATAAGTTAATCTTTTCTTGAAGTTCTAAATCTAATGATCTGTTTTTAGAATCTATTACACCTTGTGAGTTGAATACAAGTTCAGTTGCTGCATTGATTTTATCTTTCGATAACTTGATAATATCATTGCAATCTGTCTCTAATTCTTTGTATTTTAATTCTATTGACTTACAACCATTTTCATACGTGCTATTTATAGCGCTTATTTTAGCTTCATAGTTGATTTTAGCTTCATTACCATTACTTATGTACTGATTAATCTTTTCAGCTTCTGAGACAGCATTAAACAAGTCACCAAGTACAACATTTTCCCAATCATCACCATTATAATTATCAGGTAATTCTTTTTCAATGCCTTTGGCCTGGTGTTCAAGTGTTGTTATTTCTCTATTAACATCTTGTCTAGTGTTAAAATGGTTGACTTCAATGTTTTTAAGAATCATCAACATGTGTTTGTCTGTGTTAATTCCTGTTAATACACCAGCACTTCCAAACCATTCGGTAAATTGTTCTTGTGAAAAAGGTATGTTTATAGTGCTTAATATTTCATCAGTTTGTTTTTTAGCACCAAGGTTAATAAAATCAAGTGGTCTAAAAATAGAACCTGAGAAGAAAGACTTTAATTGACCTTCTGTTGACTTTATGTTCACATCATCACTAGACACTTTTAAATAGTCAGCTTTGTTTTTTCTTAGCTTGCGATCAATCTCAATACCTGTATCTGTTTCAATAAATAAAGTTGCTTCATCTTTAGAATGATTTATAACCTCTGTTCTTCTCTTTGGCTTGCTGTTGAATGTAGCTTCAAGGGCTTCAATAATTGAAGTCTTTCCGCTGCCATTCGGTCCTTTGAAAACATTTACGTTTCCAGGTGTGTAGTCAAATTCGTCAATCCCTAAGTAACCTTTAATTCTAATCTTACTAATTTTCATCTTTCTTCCCTCCGTTTTTTTAAATTTACATTCCTAATTTTAATAAATTATCTTCCATGCGATCAAGCTTCTTTAATAATATATCTGCTACTTCTTCTTGTTCTAGTGTAGTGTATTCACCTTCAAATAATTCATACGCTTTACCATCAAATGTAATATGTATCGAACCATCATCAAAAGGTCCTTTTCTCATTACAAAGATTTCTTCTTCAATTACTTCTGGGTCAATATCTTCATTCGGTATTACTCTTATAACAGTTGATTTTAAATTATACATGTTTGCCTACTTTCTTAAATCCTTTAGCTTTAGCATCGTCTAGTGCTAATTTTCTTAAATAAGTTGATACACCTAAATTTTCTGTGCTTGCTGCTCTTTCAATAAACGCTTTATCTTCTTCAGATAATTTAACTAAAATCCCTTTATTTTTCATATACTCACCTCTTTTCTATATATACATAATATATCGAAAGTATATACTTGTCAACACTTATTTATGATTTATGCAAATAAAAAAAACAACCTCAATAGAAGTTGAAAAAACGGAAGGCCCGCGAATTTCGACAACGCGGACCTTTCTGCATAGAGTATATTTTTTCGCAAACCAAACAATATGATCCGCTAGTAAAATACACTTACAGTATAACATGAATCAACTAAAAAAAGAAACTGCTTTCGACACACTTTCTTTTTAATTCTTAAGCGACCAACTTAAGAACACGATTACCCTCTTCTTGTAACACTACATATTTAGTTTTATTTTGTCTTTAACTAGAGACCTTAATTAATTATATATTATAAATATTTTTGTGTAAATAGAAAAATGCCTATTCAAAAGAATAAGCATTTAACTAAATTTAAGGACGAAAGATAAGACGATTTAAGAAACTAAAATTACATAAAGAGATTATAATAATTATAGTTTAAATACACAGGTATGTCAAATCTCTATTTTTTATCAACTTGTTTTATGCCCCATAAGAAACCGGCTACACCTGATAATAAGTTAGTAATAGCAAGTAAAGCAATCTTAGCCGATTCTTTCATTTCTATATTTAAATACATTACCAGTGTAAGAACTATCACAATGAAGAAAATTAAAAGCTGCTCAAACTTAATTTTATCTATTATTTTCATTATTTAACCCTCCTTATCTGTTAATCTGTCTATTATTGCAAACACTTCACCTCTTGTAATCATATCATCAAAACGTTTTTCTTGTATTTTGATGCCTTTTTTATTTAAGCTTCTATAATGCTTTTCGGCCCAATGTTCATTTTTTAAGTTACTCATAAATTCTATCGGATCAACAGCACCTTCATACATTCCACTTAATAACTTATTCCATTCATAAGATGGTAAAGGTGTTCTTATCTCAAGGTGAAGGTGTGCGCCATCAGATGCACCGCTGTTGCCTGTAACAGCTACCACATCACCAGTTTCAACTTTGTCACCTACCCTTACACACACTTCACTTAAATGTCCATACACAGCTAAAAAAGTACCATGATCAATGATTAGATATTTACCTATCCCTTTAGAGTATTCATCAACTCTATAAACTGTACCTGGTGCAATTGCATAAGCATCTTCATAATTGGCCCTTAAATCTACGCCACTATGAAAACCTTTCTTATTTGTTATAGGGTGCTTTCTTGGCCCAAATGGGCTTGTTACATGTATGTTTCTTAATACTTCCATATTGTTACCTCCTTTTTATATATATTAACACAAATAAAAAAGACTAGCAAAATCGCTAATCTAATGTTGGCATATGGCTTATTTCGTCCATTATCTTATCTATATAACTATTACCGCCAAGATCGTGGTAACTTTTGTGTAAATCCTCAAGAATATCCCTTTGATATAATCTAACACCTTTTTGCTCTCTAACTTTATAATACATTTCAACAAATCTGTCTTTTTGCAATGCAACCAGGCCTTCTGTAAGTCTATTGTGCGCCCCTCTATCTCTTTTTATATTTTTCGCTATCAATATAACCAAAGATAGAATAAGTGGCCCTGAAACGCCTATAATTATGCCTGATATTATATTAGTCATTAATCTAACCTCTTCACTAAACATTTAACATTCCTTCTTTCTATATATTATCATATATGATTTAAAAATACAAAATCTTCCTTATTATATTTTAATTATACAATAAAAAGTAAAAAAGAAAGTGCCAACTAAGTGACACAATCCTTTACATTTCCTTAAGAATTTTCTTGTAAGCTGATTTAATACGCCTTTTTATGGTCCTTTCTGATAAGTTTAACTTGATTGACATATAACAAATACTTTTACCCCTTCTTCTCATGTCCAATACTTTTAATTCTTCATCTGTAAAACAACACCTTTCTATAAGGCAATCGTATTCTTTTTTTGTAAAATCAAATCTAAACATATCATTTCCTTCTTCTTTTAGTACCTTTAGAAGCTTTTTTCTTTCTACTCTTTGTCCTCTTGATATATCTCGCCTTTGACATCTACCTCACCCCCTCCTGTGTTTATTATAGCTGGGCTTTGATCTCCATCTGTTTCGACTATATACTCTTCTTCTACATATTCCCATTGTGTATAGTCATAAATCCAATAGGCGTTAGTAGCCAGCAAAGAAGCAACTAAAATAACTATTACAACCACTAATCTTTTGTTTACATCTTTTAAACTTGTAATTATCTCTTTTACCAAGTTTTCACCCAAAATATCACCCCTTTAGTTTATGATAACACCAAAGGGGCTTTGTTACAAATTAGTAAGTCAATGTATAGGTTACTTTCATTGTCTGAGTGTTTAATTTGGTTACTGGTGAAGGTAACACATTGATAGTTGTTAATAATCCTAATTTTAAACCAATATTCATATAATCGCCGCTTTCTGAAGTTTGAACAAATGACAATATATCATCATAATCATACACCACAATGTCCCTAGCTTGGGCTGTATAGTATTTATTTCTTGTTGGTAATGATATTCTCGTACCATCAAATTTATATGTCCTACAATTGTATTGGCCACTTAAATAACTTCTGTCACTTACCATTAATATTTTATCTGTCACTTTATTTAAGTTGTTTGGATGTGTTGGCATATAAGAAATATCAAAAGATCCAGTTTCTAACCCTGTTGTTATGCTGTAGCTAGTAAGTTCTGCGTCTCCAGCTTGGCTAAGCATCCAAAGTTCACCATTTATAATGCAAGCAAACTTATTATAAGAGAAATTAGGGTATTTTGTAACATTTATAGATACAGAACCACTTTTTGCAAGTGTTACAGGGTCAACTACAGAAAGCAAACAATCCGCTGTACTAGAATTATATTCTAATATGTACATTACACCAGCATAAGAAAACATACTTTGATAATTGTATGGTGATGTTAGCGGAACTGATCCAACTATTTCAGCTACTTCAGCTTCATAATCTATAGGAGTTATTTCATATCCATCTAAATCCAATTCAAATCTATATACTGTTGATGCATTTGTATAATACAAGTAATCTTTCCCACCTGTGGTTATTTTTCCTATTATAGTGTTTACAAATTGGTTAAATGAGGTTGGCTTAATAACAGACAAACTCGAACTAATACCTGATGTGAATGGAGTATTAAAAGGATATTCATACAAGTCTTGATAACCTTCTTCTGTGCCATATGCACTTGTTGCGCCTATTTCGTCTGTCAAGCAAGCTGTTCTTATTATTCCGTTTGCTTTATCTGTTCCAAAATCCCACACTTGTGTCCATACATTTCCTACTTTCCCCGATTCTGCAGCGTTATAGTCACCTCTGTAAGAATCAGCACCCGAATAATCACCAGCAGCATACCCAATCACTTCAGGTACAAAATCAAGGTTGTAATTGCCTACACCAGCGGTTAAAGTATCGCCAAACAATACCAAACCTCTGAAAAATGTTTCTATTTTTCCATTTAATCTATAAAGTGTATTATTGTTATCTCCATCTAACCCAGCATTTAAATTAGAATTAAACGCGCTAACCCTTTTATTTAAAAAATCTTTCATGTAATCAGTTACTATGTTGTTATCTTCTAATCTTGCTTCTTCTTCGCCTGTTTCAGCGTTAAATAATTGTATGAGTGTTTTACCCTTCATCATTACCCCCTAAGTTATTGTAGTTGTTACACTATCGCTTACAGAAGTTATTGTTATTTGATTACTGTCTAGCGTGATAGTGTTTACAGTTTCGTTAAAGTTGTTGTTTGTAGGTGTTTGAGTTGTTAAAGCCAAACTATCAGTTACATTTGAAACTGTTATTTCTTGCGAATCATCTAATAAGAAGCTTGTAACAATTTCACTTACATTTATAACTGGTGCTGGTGGTGCTTCTTCTGCCCCTCCGCCTTCAATAGTAAATCTTGCTCTATAATCATCAGGATTTATTGTTAATGTACCTGAGTCACATTTAATTGCAAAATCTACAACAGCAGTAGTTGAAGCGATTGTATCAAACAAACCATTAAAAACAATTTGATCAAGATAAGCGCCCACATAATGCTTGTATGTTAACATTTTTGAAACTCCGCCTATCCTTGCTTGGATAGTTACGTTTGTTGATTCTGAAGCGGTTGCATTAATTTGAACATCAAAAGCCACTTTTGTACTTTCAATAAATTCAACGTCTATACCAGGTAAAGGTGTAAAACTTGGACCAACAACAACAGTGGTATCATTTTTAACTGAGTTGAATATCAATGTTTTATCACTATCGCCTGAAGCTTGCCTTTTTCTTAAACCTTTGTCAAAATCTTGTGTCCAAGTTCTAACCGCTTTAGCTACATCATAATGTTTTTTAAGAACGACATTTCTCACCAACATTGCAGAACTTCTGTCAAAAGTTGTTGATATTTTATCAACAGTATAGTATTCATTAACTATACCATGCTTTGATAAGTCTACTATAAGCCTTTGATTAACATCTATTTGATTAGTAGTAGTAAATGTTAAAGTGGCTGGTATGTCGCTATATGCGGCTAATTCAGCTAATGCAGCGTTATTAGCATCGTTTATATTTCTAATGTTTTTGTTTTTTATTATGTTACCATACACACCCGAACCATAATAGCTTGACATTCTAGCAATCTCGGCATCGTTTTGAGCTTGTCCAATTATAGGATCACCAGCATAATTAACACCTATTACAAATTGTTTATTTCTATACTTAGATAAATCCTCCTTATATTCAGGATAATTCAAAGAAACAAAAGTTTCAATAACAGGACTTTCTATTTCATCGGTATCATCTGTTAATTTTCTTGTTATATCGGTGTATGTTGGCTTAGCTTTAAAGTTAAATACTTTGGTGTCAGTTATCCACCAAGACAAGCCTGAAGCTGTTGCAAGGTCATTAAATAGATCCATAGCACTAAAAACATCGTCTTTCTTAGGGATATTTATACCTTCTTCAATATCTCCCTTTATAAAACCTTCACCAATAGGGCTATCAACAGATAAGAAAGCATCAAAATACTTTTCTATAACAACACCAGCTTTTTCATTATCTACAACAACATCAAAAGAACGTCTTGAAAGAACTTGTCTATAACCAGCAGATTTTATTGATTGCACTATTGTTGTACTAGTTGCCATGTTTCTTTTAGGTTCTTGGATAAGTCCGCCAAAGATGACAGTTAACCCATCATCTTCAAGGACTATAATTTCCATGCCTGATCTAAAATCTGAATCATCCCTTATATTAAAGGTTAATTCTTGCTGATAATTTGAACTTTTAATAAGCTTAAATGATGGTGCTATTACTTTTTTAGTTATATCAATATTATTAATTTTAACTATCATAGAACACCTTCATTCTGCAGCTTTCTTGTAAGCATATCACCAATATTGTTAATATCCATTTCATCGCTTATGGTATTTCCTGTGATGTTGAATACAATGTTTTGGTTATTCATGCTGTTATTGTTTACATTTGAACCATCTAAACCAAGTTCCGATTTCAATTTACTTAAAGGTGCAATAACTTCAGGGTCGTGTCTTGCATTTGGGTTATCTCCTACAGTTGCATCAGTTTCACCAAATGCAAGTCCGCCTTTAGCAAGTTTAATTTTTGGTATTGTTTTTATAGAAAAACCTTTACCGCCAACACCTGGTACCCAATCAGGAATTTTTATTCCGTTAAGGCCTTTTAACACGCCATTAACAGCACTTATTATTGCGTTAAGTGGAAATATTGCTGAAGCTTTTAGACTATCCCATATACTAGCGAATATATCTTTTATATTACCCCATGCACCCTTCCAATTTCCAGTGAAAACATTCTTTATAAAGTCTATTAAACTTTTAAAAATATTAACTATGTTTCCAATTATCCTTGTTGCGTGTTCTTGTATACCATTTAACACTGAACCAAATACATTTTTAAACATATTAAGTTGCAGCATAACAGGCTTCAAAGCCAATTTTATTAATAATGATATTGCTTCAATAAGTGGCCCTAATATAGCGGTGGCTAATTGTAAAACAGGTTCTAATATAGCTATCAATATATCAACTATAGGCAGTAAGGCATCGAACAACATCAACAAAGGTGGCAGCAGCGACTCTATTAAACCCATAAACAATGGTAAAGCTCTTTCTATTAGTGGCGAAATCTTTTCAAACACCTGTTGTATAACTGGAGCTAATTGCGTGAATAGATCCATTAATATAGGTAACGCCATAGTTATAATTGGCTCGACTACATCAAATAATTTAATCATTGTATTTTTTAATTGGTTCATCATTTTATCCATCTTTTCTTTTGTTGTATTGCTAACTGTTTTGAAAGCTTTATCAACAGATCCTGATGAATTTTTCATTTTGTCCAATGTTTGCGCGTACTTCTCAGAGTTTTTTCCCGATAATGCTAAAGCTGCTTTACCAGCTTCGATTGAACCAAACATATCAAGCATACCTACGCCAGTTTCTTCAGCGTGTTTACCTAACATATCAAGTATTTCATTTAATGGCACGCCTTCTGCAACTAAATCCTGGAATGTCTTCCCAGCGTGTTCAGTACCTTCTAATGATTCTGATAAAGCTGTTGAAGCTTTAGTTCCTTCTTTTCCTAATTCTGCTAACAGGCCATTTAATTGTGTTGTTGCTTGTCCTGTTGCTGTACCTTGCGCGGTCATGTTCGCTAATGCTGTTGAAACTTCTTCAAATGATACGCCCATTGCTGCGGCTGTTGGTGTTACATTAGCTAAAACACTTCCCAATTCGTCTACTGTTGTAATCAATTATGTTATCGTAAAGGCTCTTTATCCTATACTTCTTAGAGTTTCCAATAAGTTCAGACTATATCACAACCTACAACATTACTTGTTTAGGTTCTCCCCATTCGTGGGCGTTTCATCTGTTCTAGATTACTTCGCCTAGTCGTTGCACCTTGACATTATCCCTAATGCCCTTGGATCAGGATTGACATGCTATCATTTGATAGTTTAGTTTTCCCTGAGTTAAAGGAGTTTGCTTATAAAATTTCTTTTATAAGGGGCGTTACATTTCACCCAAATTTTGTGTTTGTACAAGCAAATCTTGTATTCTTTCAGCTTCTGAAACATCAAGGCCATAAGCATTTAATGTTTTAGCTGTTGCACTAATTGCTGTGTCAATATCGGTGAATCCAGCTTTAGCAAGTTTAGTAGATGATTCCATAAACTTCATAGCTTCGCCCATATCCTCAGTAACAGGAACACCAGCACTTAAGGCTGTATAAAGCCCTTCACCTAATTCTGTCGCTGCTACGCCTGTTGCATCTGATAAGGCTAACATGTTTTTTTCTAAAGCATCCATGTCAACATTTGTGCCTTCCATGAGTGTTGAAGCTTTTGTCATAGATGTTTCAAAGTCTGTACCAAACTTGACAGCAGCTACACCAGTGGCAACAAGTGTTCCTGTAATTCCTACAGCTGCAGTTTTAGCAGCACCAGCGAATTTACTAGATGAACCTTTTACCTTATTATTGGCACTATCCAAATCGGATGAAAGTTTTGAATCGTCCGCCCTGACTTCATAGGTGACTTTTCCATCTGCCATGATTACCCCTTTCTTTATACATATCTTTTTGCCAATTGTTTAAGGGAATCAGCAAAACTTTTTTCTTTTTCTTCTGTTGTTGTATCTAATGCATACATCATTTTTAGTTCCATAATGTTTGTTATTTCATCATGATTATTTTTAGTTCTTTTAGGTATTGGCTTTGTTCTTATACTCATTATCTTTTTAATGATCGTTTTTTCAGATAATCCATGAAACAACCACAAAAACTTTCTCCAATCTAAAGAATCTATACAATCATTTAAATCAATGTTGTACTGGTCCATAAAAGATGCATATATATAACCCGAATCCTGGTTAAAATCAAAAGATTTAACATTTGTTTTATTGCCTTTTAATTTGATTAAATTAATATGTTGATCAAATATTTCTTTTATTATTTCAATTTTTTCTTCATAGGAATATTTTTTACTTGTACTTGTTAACAATCCGAATCCAAGATTTATCTTTTCTTCATCATTAAATCTTTCATCTTCTTGTAAGTTGTAAAAGTTTAATACATTGTTAAAGGGTAGGGTCAATTTAACCCTACCCCCTTTATATTCTACATAGTTATCAAGTTTAGAATTAAGCATTTTTAGAAGCCTTATAAATCATTTTGGCATCTTCACGTTTTTTCTTTTGATGCTCTTTTACCAATGGTAAAAACTTTAATTCTATAAATGGTACAATTATTAACATCAATTCCAACCAATCACCATCATAATATTCTAATAATGTTTTTGTGTTGCTATCACCTAACACAAGTTCTAACATTTCTATTACACTAGATCCTAGTTTGTCAGATTTTTGTTTTTGTTGGGTTAGAACAGCATTGTAAATCCTATTGAAATTATCAGCTATTTTTCCAACATTAACAGTTACGTCTAATACCACACCATCTTCTAATTCTATTTTTTCAACCATTTTAACAGGCTTGCTTATTTTATACATAGTTCCTCACTCTCTCTATACAGTTTGTTTTTTACTTAAGCACTTGTTACTGTTGCTTTACCAGCTTTTCTTGCTAATGATGCCGCTGTACATTCAACAACTAATACCTCTTGACCTGTAGCTGCTGTTATTTCATCTGTACCATTCCAGGTTGTTAATGCTGTCATATCTTGGCCATAAGAAGGAATAGATACTTCTGATAATGTTTGAATCTTGTAAATGTTTCCACCTTCAATAGTTGGGTTAACATAAACAACTGTATCACCAGCAGATGTTCCAGCTAATGAAACAACAGATAATAACTCAATTTGCTCATTTCCTGTCACTACAGGTTCACCGCTTGTATGAATTTCAACTGTGATTGCAGCGCCATCAGTAGCAGCACCACCAAATTCTTGCATATTAGCAATTGTGACATTTTCAAATAATACATTAATCATTTGATCATTTTCATCAAGATAATTAATTCTGAAGTTTGTTTTTCTTTCATTTAACAGCTTGTACTTCTTACTAAACATGTAGTTTTGTGCTGCATCTGCCATTTTTCTAACACCTGTTAGTGTCCAAATTGGTTGCATACCTGTAACTTCTGATTCACCAAAACCATTTTTGTTTAGATATTGATACTGGTTAATTACTTCATTTAAGGCTTCTGTTAAATTGTCGAATCCAGCGCCAACTTCTACCCATGTAGGTGTCGCACCTGGTGTAATATCCATTTCTAAGTTAACGCCCCATACTGCCATATAATCCATTTTTAAACCTCCTATAAGCTTAATTTATTTGATACTACCATTGAATATATCCATTCTCCTGATTGTTCTTGTCCTACAAAATTGGGCATAGTAGTTATGAAACTATTAACCCATTCTATATTAGGTGTATTAGGATATGTTTTTAATTTTCTTAAAAAGTTAGCTATAGACGTTAATTCATTTATGCATGTTGTTTGAACTTCTGACTTTCTTAAAAATAAAAGATCTAATTCATAAGATATGCTTTTATCAAGAAAAGTTTCATCTGTCCCACTTGGTGCAACTTGCATAACTAAACTTTCACCTGTACCTAGCTTCCCAAGTTCTATGCTTTCGGTTAATGTAACACCGTTTTCAATTGTATCTTTTATCAAAGTTAGAATATCTAACATGTTACACCCCCTTGTCTAGTTGTTTTTGAAGGAACTTCCTCCACTCTTTACCATGTTTCTTGTCTGCATAATGCGCCCACATAAACTTGGCTGTCGGATTTATTACTGTTAATGTGTTTGGTAAATAATATTGATACCTTGCATAGACCTGATCCCAAATCAATAATCCATTATTAAAATCGCTGTCTATTTGTGCATCTGCTATTAATTTTCCTGTATCTTCTTTTGTATATTTGTTAATATCTGAAAGCGCTAATTTAGCAAGTTTAGGCTGTGCTTTTTCAACAACTTTAGATATCCTTTTTTTAACTTCTTGCTTATTAAATTCTACTGTTACAGGCATTACACTAACCCCAATTGTTCATGACCAAGGCCTTTATCATCATAATAATAATTTATAACCTCTATTGTATGTGGAACGCCCTCAAACTCAATTATTTGACCTTCAACAAAATTTACACCTTTAGGGGAACTGTTAGAACTGTCATACCATAAAGTTGCTTTCAAAGCTAAATCTTTATTTGTTTTGCTAGTTTGATTAAGTTTTGTTACTCTTTCATATCTAACATTGGTTAACAGAGTATCAACAGATGTTTCTTTGTCTTGTGTCCAATCTTTAGAATATACTTTTAAAGTAGCTGAGTGAATCAACAACCTTTTAGGTATTCTTATCATATCAACACCCCCTGATAATAAGGGTTTAAAGAATCTCTTATAAATGATTGTACGCCTGTGCTGTCGTTTGTATATGAATAACTACCTATTTTTTCACTTTTCTTTGTCGGAATATCTTCTAAGTTTGTATTTAATGCAAAATTAATAACATCATCAGGGATAAAACATGCTTTAACTGTTATCTTGTTGATTGGATCAGCAACTAATTCAGCAGCTTCAATGTAGTCTGTTCCATTAGCGGTGATTTTGAAGTAATTGTTGTTAAAGACACTTCCTTCAATTTTCACATAGCAATTTACAGGAAAAACTTCATTTATATTGCTTGCTGTTATCTTTCCATCTGTAATTACTGCATCACTATAGCACTGAAAAGGTATAATTCTATTGTCGGAAAAATTATTCCTTAAAGTATCTAAAACTAATTTTAAACTTAACATAAGACCTCCTTTCATTTGTATTATATCAAATAAGAAGAAAAGGGGCAAATAGCCCCCTAAATTTCTGTTTTCGGTAAATCTTTAATTTGAATCACATTATCTTCACCGAATATAGTTTCTAACCTTTTGTATGATGATCTGTCTAATGTTCTGTTGTTACCATGCTTATCGGCTTCGGGTATAAAGTACCATTGTTCACCATGTTTAAATAACATGTAATCATTGTCTTTATATGACCTTCTACCATCACCTAAATCAGGATGACACTTTGCATCTTCTGAATCAATAGGTACGCATACAGCTTGATTATAGTACAATCCGTTTATTTCATTTGCTTTATTCATTATAGCCTCCTATACGTCATACCTTTTTATTTTCCATACAGCTTTTTCAATAGTAATATTTGAATCGGCTTTTATAAAGAAATCTAATGTTTCACCTGTTTTCCATTCGTGTACGCCTTGATGTGTAAGTTCTTTATCTTCATTACCACTGGTTAAGGTATGCTTTATTTCTTGTGTTGTATCTTCTACACCTTCAATACCAGTTGTCATTAGTACAGTAGTATTTGCGTTAGTAGCTTTTGTAGATACTGTAGATACTATTTCTATTTGTATGGTGTCTAAACCTGTGTATACAGCAGACCCACTTGTATAGTCAATATTTTCAGTTAGTTTAGGGTCTAATTCCACTACATACACCCCTGGGCTTCTCCATGTATTATCACCTATTATGGGTTCCGGTTGTGATAATATTAGAGTTGACCTTGTTCTATTATCCATATTTCTGCCTGTTCGATTACTATTATACATGCCACCCTCCTAGTTAAAGTGTATAGCTATTAATGCTAACACATCTGTGCCACTTGTTTTAGTTTCTAAGCAGTGGCCTATTTCTTTAAAGTGGTTTTCTAATGCTTGTATAGTACCTCCTGGTGGTAATTGTAGTGATGCATTTGCTCTACCATCTACAGCATCAGCATATACCCAATAACCCCTAGTTGATGCAGTACCATCTGCAAGTAATACTTCTGCTTTACCTGATACTACTACCCATACTTCTTGGCCATCAGCAACGCCATCTTCATATATGACGCCTATGGTATCAAATTCCACTGTTTCAATAGTTACCCCATTATCTACAGATGAAGAACAGTTGACAAGCGTACCTTTTATACTTGGTGCGCCTGTATCGTTAATCATTTTTACAGCAATACCACCTTCAGGTGTAATATATTTATCTGTTAGTTGTTGATCTATGAAAAGACCAGTTAAATTACTATTGTACATTTGTCCCCTCCTTCAACACCCATAATGATTGACCATCTACTAAAAATTCTTCATATTCTCCACTACCTTCAGAAGTTTGCACAAAGTATTGTTCGTTAATATCAACAAACCTTCTTGCCTTATGGTCACAATCACCTGTTAATGGTGCTTCAAATGTTAATATCTTTTGTTTATCCTCACTTACATATATTTGATTGCTAACTATATTAGGCATAGTATCATAAGGAATAACATTCGGTACACCTAGAGTATAGAAGAAACTAGGTTCATATGATGCATCATAGTATAAGTGTTCTCTTATGATAGAGTTACCATCTTCTAAAGAGCCCGATGTTGGTTCGGGACTTGGGTAGGTTGCACCTTCGTAACATTTGAATGTCGATTTCTTGATGTAAGTCTCGGCGTTTGTCGGAGAAGAATATCTATAACCTATACTTTGTATTGTTTTTGTTATATCAGACGTGAAATATTGTACACTTTCTATTTCTGTAAAAGAGAACATAGGCACTGCAGTAGCATCGGTGTAATACACTTGCAACCTTAGATTGTTTGTATCAAGGTTTTCGTATCCTTCTATTTTAAACGTGTATTGTGTGAGTTCTTTGAATTCTACAGTTGTAGCCATAGGAACACTATCTAATTGCGAGTTGTTAGCATTAAACATCTTATAGTAATCAAAACCACCAATGTTTACAATTTCAACTTCGCACCCTGCAATTCCGAATAAATTATCCACAACCCCATCAACAACCCTATTCTTAATCTTAACACTACCTGTTGAATCGGGCGTAGATAGCACACCATTGGCATAGGTTGAAAGCTTGCCTTGTGCGTTAGCTGACATTAGTGTACCCTGTGGTACAGGTAAAGTGCCTAGGGCATCATAGGTGTAACCGTTGTATGGTTCGTAGGTGGTTGGTGTTGAGCCTTCTTCTATTTGGTTGTTGGTTGTTATTCCGGTTCCCTCATTCATATAATAGCATTGAACGTACACTGCTTCTGTTGGTGCTGTGTAAGTTTGTGAAGAACCTAAGTAACTTCCAACTACTAAGTTGAATGATTCATCTAAAGACCTCCAAGTCATTCTGTTTGCAATCGCATCGATTACAAAATCTAAAGAATCTGTTATCAATATAGGTCTA